TAAAGTAGAAGCAGATGATATTATATCTTATTTATGTAATAAAGTAATAAACAAACCAGAAGATAAAGCATTTATAGTATCATCAGATAAAGATTTTATTCAATTAGTAAATGATAATGTTATAGTATATAGACCTATGGAAAAAGAATACTATACAGAACAAACAGTAATTGATAAATACAAAATGTCACCTAAAAACTTTATATTACATAAAACCTTATTAGGTGATAATTCAGATAAAATTAAGGGTGTTAAGGGGTTAGGTGAGAAAGGATTGTATAAAAAATTCCCTGAACTAATGGAGCGCGATATGGATTTACAAGATATATTTAATATATGTGAAGCTAAATTCAAGGATCATGTAGTTTACGCTAGAGTACTTCAAAATATGGATGAAATGGAAAATAATTATAAAATTATGAATCTGGAAAATCCAATGATAAGTGATAAAGAAAAAGAATATTTAGATAAAGTTGTTAATTCAGAAATCCCTCCTTATATTCCCGAGCAATTTGTAGCATTTTATAATCAAGACAAATTAGGTGGAATGATTAGAAATGTAGAATTTTGGGTAAAAGATATATTTGAAAAATTAGTTATAAATAAATAAGTTATATGACATTAAAAAATCTAAACCAATATGGTCCTCATTTTCAAATAAAGGTACTATCTTCCTTATTAACACATAAGGAATTTTTGGTTAATATACAGGATATTCTAAGTGATGAATATTTTGATAACCAAGCTCATAAGTGGGTTATAAAAGAAGTATTAAGGTATTATGATAAGTATCATACTACACCTTCAATGGATATTTTAAAAGTTGAAGTTAAAAAAATAGATAACGAAGTACTACAACTATCAGTTAAAGAACAATTAAGAGAAGCATACCAAGCATCAGATGAAGATTTAGAGTATGTACAAGAAGAATTTACTGGATTTTGTAAAAACCAACAAATAAAAAAAGCACTAATGTCATCTGTTGATTTATTAAAAGCAGGTGATTTTGATTCAATTAAATCTATTATATCAAATGCTTTACAAGCTGGTAATGATAAAAATGTAGGACATGAGTATTTAAAAGATTTAGAATCTAGATTTAGAGAAGATGCTAGAACTACAATACCAACACCTTGGACAAGAATTAATGAATTGTTACAAGGTGGGTTAGGTAATGGGGATTTTGGATTAATATTTGGTAATCCTGGTGGTGGTAAATCTTGGTCATTAGTAGCATTAGGAGGATTTGCTGTAAAAATGGGTTATAATGTTGTACATTATACCTTAGAGCTTGGTGAACAGTATGTTGGGAGAAGATATGATGCTTTCTTTAGTAGAATACCAGTAGATAAAATTTTAAAAAATCGTGAACGAATAGAAGAAATAATCCCAAGTTTAGAAGGTGAATTAATAATAAAAGAATTCCCAACAGGTCGCGCAACTATGTCGACAATTGAATCACATATTACTAAAATAACTGATATGGGCATAAAACCTGATTTAGTAATTATTGATTATGTTGACTTACTTGGCACAAAAAAGAAAACAGCTGATCGTAAAGGAGAAATTGATGATATTTATCAAAGCACAAAAGGATTAGCTCGACAATTAGACATACCTATTTGGTCAGTTTCTCAAGTAAATCGTGCAGGAGCAAAAGACGATATAGTAGAAGGAGATAAAGCAGCAGGATCATATGATAAAATAATGATTACTGATGTGTGTATTTCTCTTTCAAGAAAAAAAGCAGATAAAGTAAACGGAACAGGAAGATTTCACATTATGAAAAATAGATATGGCATTGATGGATTAACATTTGGGGTAGAAGCTGATACCTCAACTGGTCATTTTGTTGTGAAAGATTATAATCCTGAAGATTACGAAAAAGAACCTGATCAAACTCAAACAACTAAATCATATGGTGAAGTAGATGAGTATGATAAAAAAGCATTAGCAAATCAATTTTTTACCCTTAACTCTTAAAATTAAATAAAATGGCAAAAAAATCTTTATTAAAAGAACGTATAGTATATAAACCCTTTGAATACCCAGAAGCATTCGATTTTTATATGAAACAGCAACAAGCACATTGGTTATGGACAGAAGTACCAATGATGGCTGATGTAAATGATTGGAAACAAAATTTAAATGAAACTGAAAAAAATATAATTGGGTCTATATTAAAAGGATTTGCCCAAACTAAATGGTTTAGAAAACCTGAAGTAATTGCTATGGCTGTAACTTTTGGTTGTTTTGAAACCATTCATGCTGAAGCTTATTCATTATTAAATGAAGAATTAGGGTTAGATAATTTTGCTGAATTTTTAGAAGATGAAACAACAATGGCTAAAATTGAAACATTAATGAATGTTAGAGATGATCATGAAGGAAATCCTAATTGGCATGAAAGAGCTAAATCATTAGCTATATTTTCGGCATTTACTGAAGGTGTAAATTTATTTTCTTCATTTGCTGTTTTATTATCATTTAAATTACAAAATAAACTTAAAGGTGTTGGTCAAATAGTGGAATGGAGTATTAGAGATGAATCATTACACTCAGATGCTGGTTGTTGGTTATTTAGAACTCTATTAAAAGAGCACCCTGAATATGATACACCAGAATTAAAATCTGATATTGAAGAAGCAGCTAAATTATCATTAAAATTAGAATTAGATTTTATTGATAAAGTATATGAAATGGGTGATTTAGAAGGTTGTACTAAGTATGATTTAACTTCTTTTATTAAACATAGGGTAAATACTAAAATGGGTGATTTAGGTTATGGACCTATTGTTAATGGTATAGATGAAGAAGCAGTACAAAGAATGAGTTGGTTTGATAACCTATCAGGTGGAAAACAACATACAGATTTCTTTGCAAATAGAGTTACTAATTATTCCAAAGGAGTACAAGATTGGGATGCTAATGCAATATTTTAAAAATGGATAACAATTTAATAGCAGATTATAGTGGGTGGGAAGCTGGAAAGCAATACCCAGAATGGATGGATGAAATTTCTTTAGCAACAATAAGTAAAGGATATTTACTTCCAGGAGAAACAGTAAGAACAGCTTATAAAAGAGTAGCAAATGCAGCAGCTAATAGACTTAAAAAACCAGAATTAGCAAATAAATTTTTTAAATATATTTGGAATGGTTGGATTGGTTTAGCTTCACCTGTAATATCAAATATGGGAACTGATAGAGGTTTACCTATTTCTTGCTATGGTGTAGATACTCCTGATTCAATTAGAGGTATAGGACTAACTAATGCTGAATTAATGAGATTAACTTCTAAAGGAGGTGGTGTTGGTATTGGTGTTTCAAGAATTAGACCTAGAGGAACTGAAATTGCAGGTAATGGTAAGAGTGAAGGTGTAGTACCTTGGTGTAAAATTTATGACTCATCAATTATAGCTACAAATCAAGGTAATGTAAGAAGAGGAGCAGCATCAGTAAATTTAGATATTGAACATCCAGATGTAGATGAATTTTTAGAAATTAGAAGACCTAAAGGTGATGTTAATAGACAATGTTTAAATCTCCATCAATGTGTAGTTGTAGGTGATAACTTTATGAGAAAATTAGAAGCTAGGGACCCTGAATCAATGCAAAGATGGGCTAAAGTTTTAAAATCAAGAATGGAAACAGGTGAACCTTATATAATGTATAAGGATAATGTTAATAAAAACAATCCTATTGCCTATAGAATGAATAATTTAGAAGTAACTATGACTAATATTTGTTCTGAAATTACTTTATTTACAGATGAAGAACATTCATTTATTTGTTGTCTATCATCTCTTAATTTAGCTAAATGGGAAGAATATAAAGATACAGATTGTATACAAATGGCAATTTGGTTTTTAGATGGTGTAATGGAAGAATTTATTGATAAATCTAATGGTAAAGAATCATTAAAAAGAACTCATAAACATGCTAAAAAAGGTAGAGCATTAGGTTTAGGTGTTATGGGTTGGCATACTTTTTTACAACAAAAGAATCTACCATTTAATTCAATAGCATCTACAGTTCATACAAGAAATATTTTTAATAAAATTAGAATGGAGGCAGAAACAGCTTCTATGGAATTAGCAGCTGAATATGGAGAACCTTTATGGTGTAAAGGTACTGGTATGAGAAATACTCATTTATTAGCAGTTGCCCCTACAGTTTCAAATTCAGTTATTTGTGGTGGTATTTCAGCTGGTATTGAACCTTTACCTGCTAATGTTTATACTTTTAATGGTGCTAAAGGTACTTTTATTAGAAAAAATAAATCATTAGAAGCATTACTAGAATCTAAAGGTGAAAATAAAGAAAAATGGTGGAAACAAATGCTACAAGAAGGAGGATCTGTAATGGGGTTACCTGATACAGTATTATCATCAGATGAAAAAGAAGTATTTTTAACATTCCCAGAAATTAATCAATTAGAATTAGTTAAACAAGCAGCTGAAAGACAAAAATA